ACCCTACGAACTAGTACTACTAAAGATGGCAACTACATAGCCCCATTTGCAAATCAAAGGTAATAACATGGACAAACAAACAAAAGAAGTAATGGATATTCTACAAGAAGAATGTGCTGAAGTAATTCAGGCGGTTAGTAAAATCAGTCGTTTTGGCTTGGACAATTTAAAACCTGGGAAGCCTAAAACAAATCGCGAACACTTGGAAGAAGAATTAGGTGACCTTCAGGCAATGGTAGATATTTTACACGAGCTTGATATTGTAAGTTACACTAACATTGAAAAAGCCGCTGAAGCCAAACGCGAAAAACTTAAAATTTGGTCAAATATTTTCAAAACTGACAATATTCAGGCATAAATAAAAATGTAGAGCGCCGTTAGGGCCTACATATTCTTGCTTAATAAAGGAGAACAGAAATGAGCAAAATCATCGGTATCGACTTAGGTACAACAAATAGCTGTGTAGCAGTACTAGAAAATGGTAAGGCTAAGGTAATTGAAAACAGCGAAGGTGCTAGAACAACACCAAGTATCGTAGCTTACACTAAAGAGGAAATCCTTGTAGGTGCAACAGCAAAACGACAAGCAGTAACAAATCCAAAAAATACAATTTACGCGGCCAAGCGTTTGATTGGACGAAAGTTCGAAGAACAGGCTGTACAAAAAGACATTGATCTAATGCCTTATTCAATTATCAAATCTGATAATGGTGATGCATGGGTTGAAGCAAATGGCGAGAAATTAGCACCTCCACAAATTAGTGCAGAAGTTCTACGCAAGATGAAAAAGACTGCTGAAGACTATCTAGGCGAGTCGGTTACTAAAGCAGTTATTACAGTACCTGCCTATTTTAATGACCAACAACGACAAGCAACTAAAGACGCAGGTAAAATTGCAGGCTTAGAAGTTTTACGTATTATCAACGAACCAACAGCGGCCGCACTTGCATACGGAGTTGACAAGGAAAGTAAAAAGGATCGAAAACTTGCTGTATATGACCTAGGTGGTGGTACGTTTGACGTAAGCATTATCGAAATTGCCAACATCGATGGCGACAAGCAAATTGAAGTATTGTCAACAAACGGCGATACATTCCTAGGCGGGGAAGACTTTGACCAAGCTATCATGGACTACTTGGTAGATGAGTTTAAGAAAGAAAACGGCATTGATCTTAAGAAAGATATGCTTGCTCTACAGCGTTTAAAAGATTCAGCTGAAAAAGCCAAGATTGAATTGTCTAGCTCTGCAAGTACAGACATTAACTTGCCATACATTACAGCAGATGCTGCAGGTCCTAAACACTTGAATGTTAAACTAACTCGTGCTAAGTTTGAAGCAATGGTTGAAAAACTAATTGAGCGTTCAATTGAACCATGCAAGATTGCAATGAAGGATGCAGGTGTTACAGCCGCTGACATTGACGAAGTTATTCTTGTCGGTGGACAAACACGCATGCCTAAAGTGCAAGAAGCCGTTGAAAAATTATTTGGAAAAGCACCACGCAAGGACGTTAATCCAGACGAAGCAGTTGCAGCGGGTGCGGCCATACAGGGTGCTGTACTAGCAGGCGACAAGACAGACGTGCTATTACTAGACGTTACACCATTAAGTTTGGGTATTGAAACAATGGGAGGTGTGTTTACTAAGTTAATTCAAAAGAACACAACTATTCCAACTAAGGCAAGCCAGACATTTAGTACAGCAGAAGATAATCAACCAGCTGTTGATATTAAAGTAGCACAAGGCGAACGTGAATTGTTCAAGTACAACAAATTACTTGGCGAATTCAAACTAGATGGAATTAATCCGGCACCTCGCGGCATGCCTCAAATTGAAGTTACCTTTGACATTGATGCCAATGGTATTATGAACATCAGTGCTAAAGATAAATCAACAGGCAAAGAAAATAAGATTACTATTAAATCCGATAGCGGCTTAACTGATGCAGAGATTCAACGCATGGTTCGCGAAGCTGAAGAAAATGCCGAGTCAGATAAAAAAGCTCGTGAATTAATTGATGCTAAGAATCAAGCTGAAGCCGCAAGCCATTCAGTTAATAAAGATTTTGAAACATACAAGGATCAATTAACTGAGGAAGAAAAAACTGCATATGAAACAGCTAAAACATCTTTGAACGAAGCTATGACTAGTGACGATAAAGAAAAGATTAATGAAGCTGTTACTAAACTATTTGAAGCAGCCGGTCCGGTTATGACTAAGAAACAAGCAGCCGAATCAGCTAAATCAAACCCAACGACCGAAGGGGAACAAACCGTTAATGCGGAGTTCAAAGAGGTTGACCAAGAAAACAAGAAGTAATATAATAAAAACGTAGGGTGCCAATAGGTGGGCCCTACAAACATTCTTGCTTAATAAAGGAGAAATAAAATGACACAACTAAGAACTATTGATACAGCCGCTCTAGCACAATTGAGCAAAGCCCTTGTAGGATTTGATCGTTACTTTAGCGCACCGCATCACCAAAATGGTAACTACCCTCCACACAATATTGTGAAGTACAGCGAAAACCAATATGGTATTGAAGTCGCAATAGCAGGATTTCTGAAAGAAGAAATTACTGTTGAAGTTGATCAAGACCAATTGACTATCCGTGGTACACACAGTATCACTGAAGATAGAGAAGTAGAATATCTACACCGAGGTTTAGCTGCACGTGATTTTGAACAAACATTTACTCTTGCTGAGTATATGGAAGTTCGTGGTGCAGAGCACAAAGACGGTATACTCAAAATTTCAATTGAGCGTATTGTTCCAGAAGCACTGAAGCCACGTAAGATTGAAGTTAAATAATCAACTAGGGGGAGGAAACTCCCCCACTTTAAAGAGAACGAAATGCCTAGTACTGATATCCAACTAGATGAAAAAATTAAAGTAACTGTTCAAGAGCCAAGGCGTTGGAAGGTTATTTTGTTAAATGATGATTCAACTCCAATGGAATTTGTAATTTCATTACTAGTTGAAATTTTTAAACATACTCCAGATACTGCAAAAGAAATCATGTTTCAAGTACACGAAACAGGCAGTGGAATAGCAGGAGTTTATAGTTTTGAAATTGCCGAGGCAAAGGCTGTAGAAGCAACACAGCAGGCTCGTACTAATGGATTTCCTCTACAAATTAAATTGGAAGAAGAATGAACAATTTGCGAGAGCTAACTAAAGAAGCACACACTGCTGCTGAAAGATCAGCATTTGTAAAAATTTTGTTTTCAGGAAATATCAATCCAAAATTGTATGCCACATATTTAAAAAATCAACACCCAATGTATGAAATATTGGAAATATGTGCAATGCCGTTACAAGTGTTACACGGATTACCTGATGTACGAAGAGCTCCAGCAATACTAGAAGATTTTATTGAGTTGTGGGGTAACAATAATCCTGAACAGCCAAAAATATGTCCAGTTACTATGAAGTATGTGGATTATATTATGTCTATCAAAGACGATCCTAAAAAATTAATGGCACACGTTTATGTACGTCACATGGGAGACCTAGCTGGCGGACAAATGATTGCTAAGAAAGTGCCTGGCAAAGGTAAGTATTATCAATTTGCAGATCCTGACGGTCTCAAAATGGCAATACGTGAAAAACTAGACGATAGCATGGCAGACGAAGCAAAAGTATGTTTTGATTTTGCAAAACAATTCTTTGAAGAAATGATGGTGATTGCCAAAGACTATGAGTAAAGTTTGGGATACACTAATAGAAATACAACATCTATTAGAAGAAAATTTTAATCGAACTGGTATAGAAATTAACGAACCTGGCATGGAACGTTTTAATCAGCCTGGCTGGGTTAACAGAGTTTGGACTAGTTTTAAATATCGACGTGCTCACGTTGATGTAGTCGATGCCCGTGAAACTAAAGGATTGTGGATGATGCATTGTTGCATTTTTCCACATTTGCATAATCCTGCTCCAATTTACGGCTTTGACGTTATAGCCGGCAAGAATAAAATTACTGGTTGTTTTCACGACTATAGCCCAACCGTTAATACTAATCACCCAATGCAAACTTGGTTTGCACACGAAGTTAGCAAATTAGAATGGCGTAGGGAACGCGAGCTTCCTGACTGGGCGCAACGTATTTTCAGCAAAAGTATGGTAGCTGCAGGTAATGTACAAAGCGAAGAAGAATTAGAACAAATAACACAACTAGCTCGTACAACACTGGCACATTACCTAGATACAGTTGATGAAACAAATAATACTGTAGCAGACACTACATACGAACAAAACTATTACGCTATCAATCAAAAACAAAACCCACATACACCGCGTGTAATGGCTAGTTTAGGGCTAGATGAGGAAGATGTGCGTATTTTCATACAGGATTGTTTGTTCCCAGAAATCGCATAAATATTGTTACTATGCGATTTAACGATATCAAATACCTACCCCCTATTTTTGAAATGGCGTCCGATGCCATTGCTGATTTAAAAAGCCAGCTTGCCGGCAAAATTAAAGAACTTCCTGCCGATGAAGCTGTTGTCAAAACACTAAGAGAAATTGAAGATTTACTTAGAGATGTTAACGCTGGCGGACGAACAGGCAAACTTAACAAAGATCTACAAAGTGTACAAGATCCTATTGTTCGACAGGCTCATATGTTGCTGGCTCGTTACATAAATCAAATTCTTTCTTTTGGTAATGCAACACCGGAAGATCGCGAAGAATTGTTTAATCTGTGGCGAAGCGATCAAATAGTCAATTTAGATGTACTATTAGGAAATAATATTGCAGGATGGACGGAAGTTTTTAATGGATACAGTAGTAATCCTATCATTCAAGAACTAGTCGATGAACTAATGGTTATTAGTGCATTAGGACACGGTAAAGGAGAATTTGCTTTAAGTGTTCTTAGCAAACGAATTAATCAACCGGCTAGCGGTAAGGGCGATTTAGAAGTACATTATGATGGTAAAGAAATAAAAGTTGAAGTTAAAACTGCTGACATAGGCAAAGATAAAGTAAAAGTAGATGCAGTAACTGGTGAGAAAAAAATTGATAAAGGAAAAATGAGTTCTGCTCGTTTTGGAGATCAGGAAGTTAATCCAGCACCTGGATACGAAGCTGCTTCTGAAAAATTAAATGCATTTGTTAGAAGTAAAATCCCAAAAGGTGGAAAACCATTAGGTCTTAGCGGATTGAATATTGGCAGAGCAGTTGAACTTTTACAAACCCTCGAACAAGAAGATGCAAACACTCTAATGGGTTTGATAAGGAATAATGTTAAATTAATTTTTGGTAAAAAATTTAAAGATCCACGTCCCGATTATCAAAAAAGATTAATAAAAAATATCAATGGAATATTATCGTCAATTGAAAAAGGTGATGTTCCGTCTGCTTTACAATACTGGTCAAGAGCTAGTTTTAATTACTATATGGCTGCTAAAAAAGACGATGGCGTTTTATTTGTTAACATACCAGAAAAAACTACAATCTATTATAATACCGCAGAAGATTTACAAAACATTGGATTAAGATTTAAAGCAGATACTACGTATCTTAGCGGTAATGATCCTAAACGAAATGCTTATCCACAAATACAAGTTGTTGCAAAAGATTACGGTGCAGAAAAACTTCAACCAGAAGTAGAAAAACTTTCTAAACCACAAAAAGAATACACTAGAGCAGCTCAAGCCGCTAAAGCTGTTGAAGCTAGAAAATCACAATGGTTTGCTTGGTCAGCAAAATTAGCAGATATGCGACAAATTAAAGATCAACGTATAATTCAAAAAATTGCCGACACTGCATATAGCCTAAGTCAGAAACAAATACCATTTGACGTACTAATGGCAGAATTAGAAACACAATTCCCGCAATTAGCAAAAAATGTTGTAAGAGCAAGGCAGATACCTGCTGCACAACGTCTTTACACACCATACGTTCCTCCTATAGAAGAACCTGAAGAAGTTTAATTTGAATTAAACTCCGCTATAATTTTCTCTACGGCTACTGTAAATACTAATACGGTATTCCGGGAGCGAATCATGAATTCCAAACTTGTAGTATTAGGCGGATTATTACTGTCGGTAATTTCGCCAGCATCCGCAGAATTAGTACATCAATTTCAAAGCCCTGCCTTTATTCCAGGCAACGGCTATAGTCAGCACGTTCTTTCAATCTACCAACTTGAAGAAAATAAAAAGAAAGAAATAAAAAGCGAAGAACTAGCCGCTATAGCTAAAGCAGAAGCAGCCGCAAAACAGACAAATTTAAGTAAATTCCTTGTTAACGTAGAAGCACGTATCTACGCACAATTATCTAAACAACTAGCAGACCAGATGTTTGCAGAAGGAGGAGGAAATAGCGGAAGTATGAACTTCCAAGGAACAAGTATTAGTTGGGTAAAAACAGGTACAGATGTTACTCTAACTATTATCGAAGCAAACGGTAGTAGAACTGAAATTGTTGTACCAATAGCGAGCTTTGCATTCTAATGAAACGATTAATTTACTCTTTTTTGATCGTAACAGCATTATCAGGATGTGCTCATATTCATATGGAAGCATCTAAGGAAGAACCTGTTGCATTAAAACCTAAAGAAAATTTAACTAGTATTTTACCAGATCTTGACGGACCTCCTATTACAATAGCAGTCTACGGATTTATGG